CGGCTGCCGACTGTTTGGTGATTACGCCGGGTAGAATTTGGGGCATTAGTTCACCGCCGGTTTCTCGCTCGGCGCCGGGTTAGGCTTAGGAGCAGTATCTTTATGTAAACCCTGTGTATAAATCTGATCGGGGATTACTTTCTTGGCAATATCCCGGTTCATCTCCGTGTCATTATGCTGCTCGAAGTCGGCAGGATTCGCTGGGATACCGCCTGCCGTCATGATCGCTGCTTGTTCCGGGGGAGGCATTTTGTCTGCGCTAACTGAGTAACTAACCCGGGGACCCTGCGGAGGCGGAGCGTTCGCCGCTTTCTGTTTCTTGTCGGCAGCGGTTTCCTCTGTCCAGTGGAGAAGGACGTTCTGAAACGCTAGCCGCTGCTCGGGAGTACCGTTCGCAAACTTCCGCCCGTCTGGACCATTCATCCAGTCGAAGCAGATACCGGCTTCCGTCTCGTTATCCTGTGATCCATCGTCACGCACTGGTACCGTGCTGATCTCGGGCGGGATGCTCTGTAACGCCTGCTGAATCTGCTGGATCATTGGCTGGGCTTGTTGAAGCTCTTGCTGATCCTGCGGGGTAGCGAGCCCAAACTGCATCCGTTGCTGGGCCTGTTGCATACCCATCGTGGCTTGCTGGAGGGCGGTCTGGAGCTGAGTAAACTGGGGATTCGGCATCGGGCCCGAGCGCAGGAGTATCTCGAACTCGGCTTCCTGTTTGAGGACGGAATCGGCACCCTTGATCTTGAAATTCTTCAGCCTGAGAGCCGACTGGATCTCGCGGACGTTCACCGGATCGAGGATCATCTGGCTGATCCCGGATGATGGGCTGGCGAGCGCGTGGTCGACTAATTCCATAACCCTCGTCTCCTTCTGCGCCCAGCTCTCGGGGAACTCGGGGTTTGATTCGGGGTAACATAACACTGACCCCTTCATATCGTTCAACTTGATACTGATCCGGCCTTTGCCGGGGATGACGTCATTAATATCTCGGTTAGCACATTTCGCCGTTAACATCACCGCCTGTCGAGCGGCTCCGGCAAATAACGACTGGATAGCATTCCAAGGGCAGCCGACCCGCTGCATCGCCTGGTCGCGCTGGATTGCTACTCCTTCTGATCCCACCTGTCCCGAGATTGCGGCGCCGAACAGGGACGGGAGAGCACCACTGATCTGCTCGCTCAGAGATGTAATCATCCACTGGACCCAGGTCGTAAGCCACGGCTGGGGCGTTGGTACCGGCTCGACGAAGATCATCTGGTCGACCGGCACTCCAGGTTGGCGCTGGAACGGCCCGATTGTCCCGGGGACGTTAGTTTGATTCTTGAGCGCGTCGACGTTGAACGCTTCCGCATCCATCCATTTCTTGGGAACAGTGCGCTTGGCGAAGTCGAGTACTAATGCGAACAGTTCGTTAATAGCATCCTGAATCGGTAACAGCGACTCGCCCAGCGACCGCCTGTTCTGCCCGTTACCCGGGAAGGGATGCTCGATCCGAAGATGGTCATCCATGCCTTCGTTGCGGGCGAACGCGAATTCGGTGGCTGCTTTCACCAGGAGAGCACCGTCTGGGAACTTGGCGAGCAGCTCTTCTCTCACCTCATCCTTCACCTCGGGATCGAAGAAGGCTGATCGCCGTATATAACTATGCTTAATTACTACATGTCGATTCAGACTATCGCCGGTGACGTACTGACCGGGGACCGCCATGTTAACGTTTTCCCGCGCAATCCTGTCTAATTCGACTTCGCCGACAGCATCCCCTCCACCCTTCACCTTATTCTTCATCCAGGGGAGCATCGCCCGGGCGACGGCGATATCGAAATCGCGGCTGATCTGGACGACTGACATCGCGTTCTGGTCAGATACATAAATCGGGCATTTGTGACCCAGTTTGCCGATTGCCGTAGTGATCACTCGTCCCCGTGGCTTCCTGATACTAGGAGACGGACTCTGATTCATTTCCTGATACTGCGTCGAGCCCTCGGTGCCGGTTGACGTATCGGGCGGCGTTTGTTCGTTCTCGGGCACAACTGGTTCGTCATCCTCTTCGTAACCGTACAACTCACCATTCAGTTCATACCTTGTCCAGAGTAAACAACGGCCCTCGTTAAAGAATATCTTCGAGATGTTCCTGACAAGGAGAAACATATCGTTGTTCTTCGTCCAGATATCCTTCAGGTCGTCCGATACGCTCGCCATATCCTGATCGGGACCGTGGGCGGGATCGACGGGGAAGAATTCAGTTTTAGGGATATCGCGGGAGAGAGCGGCGACGATGATCTCGCCCTTCTCGCCATAAACATTCGTATGGTAGAGGGAACTTAGCTGGCGTTGATTGGATGCGCCGAACCCTGTCCCGGGCCCGGGCGTTGTCCATCCCCCAGACTTGACGGGTAACAGGAACTGGTACCCGCGATCATAATGCATCGCGCGCCAAGCCTGCTCAACTTCGATTCGTCTCGGAGCAGTATCCGTCTTACTGTGGACGAGATCGATCTGCATCAACGCGTTACGGGCGTCTTCGCTTAGCGGGGATGTGTCGCGATCAGGGTCACTATCCCATTCGTCCGGGGTGTAGACGAAATCGGACATGTAGTGGGGTTCGGGGCTGAAGTCAAAGGACGCGTATACCCCGATCTCTTTAGCTTCATCCGGGACATCCGTTTCATCGGTCGTTACCAGATCCTTCTCATCGGTAGCGCCAGTCTGCTCTAGATCGGGCATAGTTATCGTTTGGACAGGTACCGCGTACACCAATCACCGGGCTCGATTACGCCGGCAACAATCTCACACCGACCCGATTCGTAATGCTGACAACCCGCGCAGCTTTGGTCGCCCTTTGCGGGGTGCTCGAAACCGACCTCTTCCTTCGATAACTTGATCGGGTGAGCAAACTTATTTGCCATGCTGAAACTTCGGCTTGTATTCCGACTTACCTTCGCCCGCTTTGCGTTTCTCAGAAAGCATAATTGCAACGGCCTGTTTCTGAGACTTTACCTTCGGGCCAGTCTTCGAGCCCGAACCGAGCGAGCCGGATTTCCACTTCGACATCACTTCATCCCAGGGCATCGTCTCACCTAGTCAATATTCGGCTGAAAATCATCCTCGTCGCCCATCGTCGATTCCGGGTTCGCCTGACCATGAGGATGCTTGTGTTTCTCGGGATAGTTGCCGTCGGGATTCACTCCGCCAGCAGCCGCTCCAGCCATGTGAGCCTCCTCGGGGGTAGCATGATCACTATGCATCTCGGTACCGTCATCGTTCACCGTATGGACGTGATGACGACCGGCTGCATGGTCGTGGGTAATATGGATCTCGCGAGCTTGGGCGCCACCCATCCCCATATCCGGAGCGGTCTGGCTCTCCAGCTGCTCGTCCTGACCTTCGGATGGTTTGGCGTTAAGATCGTTCGCCTGGGCGCGGGGGCCGGGCTCGGCTTTGGGCTTGGATTCGGCTTTCGGGGCACTGGGAGCCGACTCGGATTCGGAACCGGCATCCTCGGCGCGCTTCTTACGAAACTTTGACTGGTATTCCTTCATCAGCAGGTTTCTCCTCGGAGAATTCCTGGGCCATCCAGTTGCTCTTGATAGCGCTCCAACTGGACCCAGACTCTACTGATGATTCGAAAACGGGTCGATCTTTTGGTTGCAGGAGGTTACCGACGGGGGATTTTAACGGTATGATGACCCTTTCATAGACTTCCAGCTTCATCTCCAATTGGGCGAACCTAGCCCGGAGATCGGCTATCACCTCGTCCTTATCCCTTAATCGGTCCTCGCAATCAGCGCGGACGCGCATGACCGTCTCTTCGAGAACAGCCGAGACACGCGAGCCAAATACTTCTCGCAAGAATTGACGAATCTTAAAGCCCATCGTTTGTTTTCCTTTCGGCGAGCGTGATCCCAACCTGTCATAATCGAATTGGCGAACCAAGTCACCATCCACTCTTCGTCGCAATAATGGCCGTTTACGTCGCAGATGCGCTTGAATTCACGCGCCCAGAGAACAGCATCGGTTGTTTCATGTAGATTCATAAGACTCCTATTTTGTCTGCCAGTACGGTACTTCGCGTTGCTTGAACTCCTGCTTAGTCTCAGCCTGCTTGCCACGTTGCTTCATCGCATAAAAATGAGCATTGAACGGATCGAGCGTCTTCACATAATCCTTGATCGCTTCTTCGCCCGGGGTCGCGCGCTGGCCGAGTTGGCCAAAGAGACCGTAAGAGAAAGCGTCGTAACGGTCGTCTGCTTTGTTGTCTACCTTCAGCACGTCGTCCAGTTCGTCCGGATCACGCTGGAGGGCGGGGATAGCGATCGATATGCCCGAACACTGGCGCAGCACTACTAGGTTACCGGTCTTCAGCAGGTTGTACATCAGCGTCGCTCGTCCGATCCTATCTCGGGAGCAACGCGATACACTCGGCAGCCCCCGATCCCGCAACAACTTCGAATACTCGTCCGCCGGCGAGTGGGCTTCCATCACCCGGTTAAATTTCTCGTGTGAGAAGTAGATAGCGTTGACTTTGCACGGGCGCCCAGAGATACGCTCGAACTGGGGACTGGTTTCCGGTAACCGGGGGTAATGAGCTTTCGCTTTCAACATATCGGCTAACTCGACGTTGGTGTGACCGGTGGTCTCCGGAGCGACCTCGGCGAAACAGACGACTTTCAACTTGTAATCGTTCCCGAACTGGGTCCTGACTAATGCCTTAGTGAATAGATAAGCAGCACTATGATGACCGACGCCCCAATCATGCCCCACCCACACCGGCTGCCAATCCTGCCAGATGATCCGCTCGGGGTCTTCGCGTAAATCAACTACGTGATGCTCCTCCGTCCAGCAGTCGAAATACTGGCCATCAACCTTATCCATCAGCCCAAGCAGAAACTTCTGCATCTTGGCTTTGGGGAGCGCCTTTAAACGCTGGATGATACCCGGATCACGCTTCAGGTAGGCGTCGTTATCGAGAACGGTCGTATGGTTAAAGAAGTAGTGGGAGGGGACATAAACACATCTTAGCGAATCGGCATCCGGCACCCACCACGATCCGTCGTTAGCGCGCCTGATCCCTTCCTCCCTTAACCAAGGCTCCTTGAGCACGAAGACTGTGTGATAATAAGTCCAGTGTGCACCGATAGGGTTCGTGCAACCGACGATGCCGGGAGTAGGCAGGTTCCCGAACTCGTCCTCTTCGCAGGCTGCGTTAACGAGATTTCGAGCGTACAGTCGGTCCCAGACGTCGCTGCTGAACTGGGAGCACTCATCCACCAGGATAAAAGGATAAGCCTGCCCGAGGTACTTTTCGATGTCGCGCTCCACGTCATTCGCGCAACCTGCAAAGACGACCCGGCTACCATTTTTAAACGTGACCACCCGTGTGCTAGCGTTGAATTCATAGAGAGCCTTTGGCACGAAAGTTTTGAAATCCTGAATAACACCTGCATCTAACTCGGGAAACGTACGCCGGAGGACGAGGATGTCGCATTTGGTGAAACGTAAGCAATAATTCTGAATCCCGAACATCAGCTTACCGACCGTCTTGCCGGATCGCTGGCCGCCGATTTCTAGGCACTGGGGAGCGCGTAGCTCAAGGTAAGTACCGCCTTTGCGATTAACATACCTGAGCCCACGCTTCTGAGACGCCTGGAAGCTAAATTTAATCTCAACTGGCGCATCCGAACTAGTTGGCTTGGGAGGCATCCGTCGCTTCCTTGGCTTCCTCTTCGGCGATCTGGGCCTGGCGCATCTTGTAATACTCGGCGGCGGCAGCTTCGAGCTGGGGCTTGGGAAAGAACTTCTCGAAGATGAAGCGGTGGAGAGCGATCGCTTCGGCGTGGATGTTAATCACCTCGTCCCGCTCGCCGAACATTGCCAGCGTATCCTGACATACTTCGATCAGTTCGTCCTGAGTGACTGCAAAACTGTTGGCGTTACCGTTCG